GCAACGTTGAATTCCCGGCCGTCTTCGGGAATGAAAACTACCGCATCGCTCTGAGCCAGTTGACCACGTCGACCTTCAGCTTCGGTTCGATGGCGCTGCAAAATTCCAACGCGGTGTCAATTACCGGCGGCAACATCGCTGTGAGTGCGCTTTCTGGCGCCATAACCATCGCCAATGGGGGCACTGGGCTTAGTTCTGCTCCGGGCGCCGGGCAGATTCTTATCGGTACTGGCACGCAGTATTCGCTGTCCACGCTGACCGCCGGTTCAGGCATCACCATCACCAACGGCGCGGGCGCGATCACGATTAACGCCACGGATCAGTTCACTGGCACCGTAACGTCTGTCGGCGGCACTGGTACAGTCAACGGCATCACGCTGACCGGCACCGTCACCAGCAGCGGCAGTCTCACGCTCGGCGGCACGCTGTCGGGCGTGTCGCTTACTTCGCAAGTGTCCGGCACGCTGCCCGTTGCCAACGGCGGCACCAATAGCACTGCCACCCCAACAGCGGGCGGCGTGGCTTACGGCACTGGGACGGCTTACGCGGTAAACACAGCGGGAACGTCTGGCCAAGTGCTCACATCCGCCGGGGCAGGTGCTCCGACATGGACAACGCCGACCACAGGCACTGTGACCAGCGTCACCGGCACCGCGCCCGTCGTGTCGAGCGGCGGCTCAACGCCAGCGATCAGCATGGCAGCGGCGACCGCGCTCGTTAGCGGCTACCTGACCAGCACTGACTGGGCGACATTTAACGGCAAAGGTGTCGGCACCGTCACGTCTGTCGGCGGCACGGGTACGGTCAACGGCATCACGCTGACCGGCACCGTCACCAGCAGCGGCAGTCTCACGCTCGGCGGTACGCTGTCGGGTGTCTCACTGACATCGCAAGTGTCTGGCACGCTGCCCGTGGCAAACGGCGGCACGGGCCAGACCAGCTACACGGACGGGCAACTGCTAGTCGGCAACACGACGGGCAACACGCTGGCCAAGGCGACGCTGACGGCAGGTTCGGGCATCACGATCACCAACGGCCCCGGTAGCATCACTATCGACGCCACGAGCGGCGGCGGTGGCACCGTTACCAGCGTCAGCGGCACCGGCACGGTTAGCGGCCTGACGCTGACCGGCACCGTCACTACTAGCGGCAGTCTCACGCTCGGCGGCACGCTCGCGGTTACGCCGAGCGACTTTGCCTCGCAGACGGCGAACACATTCCTTGCGGCTCCGAATGGCGTCGCGGGCGCTCCAACATTCCGCGCCATTGTTGCGGCGGACGTGCCGACGCTAAACCAGAACACGACCGGAACAGCGGCAAACGTGACCGGCACTGTGGCGGTGGCAAATGGCGGCACTGGCGCAACCACGCTTACCGGCGTCGTTATTGGCAATGGCACCTCGGCGTTCACGGTTAAAACCAACCCTACAGGCGCGTTTGTCGGCACGACAGACACCCAGACGCTCACCAACAAGACATTGGGCAACTACACGGAGACTGTGTTTGCCGTGGTTGATGCTGCGGGCGCAGTCCTTGACCCCAACAACGGCCCGATCCAGACATGGACACTGGGCGCAAGTCGCACTCCCACGCAAGCGAACTGGGCCGCAGGGCAGTCAATCACGCTGATGATTGACGACGGCACGGCGTACACGGTGACGTGGACGACGCTTGGCGTGGTCTGGGAAACCAACGGCGGTGTAGCGCCGACGCTGGCGACTACGGGCTATACGGTTATCGTTCTGTGGAAGGTTGGCACGACGATCTACGGCGCGCGAGTGGGTGACGCCTGATGCTGTCACAGAGACTCAAAGGGGCAACTGCCACGCCGACGCCGACTGCGGCGCAGTATATAGCAGTTGCGCACATCAACACCCCACTCATCACAGCATATCCGTGGAGCGGCAGTGGCTTTGGAACGAAGTTTACTGATCCGGCAACGCTGCCAACTGGACAAGGCACTGGGGTAGCGTTTAGCCCATCCGGTAACGCCATCGCCGTGGCGCATACCACCACTCCTTACATCACCGCTTACCCTTGGTCTGGCAGCGGCTTCGGTACCAAGTTTGCTGATCCGGCAACGTTGCCTGCAAGCATTGGCCGTGGCGTAGCGTTCAGTCCCTCCGGTAATGCCATCGCCGTGGCGCACAGCACTACACCATTCATCACAGCCTACCCTTGGAGTGGCAGCGGCTTTGGAACGAAGTTCTCCAACCCAGCAACGTTGCCTGCAAGCACTGGCCGTGACGTAGCGTTCAGTCCCTCCGGTAATGCCATCGCCGTGGCGCACAGCACATCCCCATTCATCACAGCCTACCCTTGGAGTGGCAGCGGCTTTGGAACTAAGTTCTCCAACCCAGCGACGTTGCCTGCCGGGCTTGGATACGGCGTAGCCTTTTCTCCTTCTGGAGATGCTATTGCCGTGGCGCATAGCACCAGCCCCTTTATCACCGCTTATCCTTGGTCTGGCAGTGGTTTTGGAACCAAGTTTGCTGATCCGGCAACGCTGCCGCCGTTCCAATGTAACAGCGTAGCTTTTGGAGCGACATAACATGAACGGACACGAAATCCTCACCCCCGCCCTCGCTCACCGTGAAGCCGAGGTGCTGCATCATCAGATCAACATCGACAACTACACGTTGGCGATTGCGGAGATCGACGCCAACTACGCAGACGACGCGGCCATCCAAGAGTTCCGCGCCCGTCTCGCTGACTTGCTGACCTCGTCCATCATCGAGCAGCGCAAGGAAATCATCATGCGCGACGTGATCGCCAAGCAGTTGGAGGGCTGATGTTCTACATCCTGACCGTACCGGGTGAAGATCCGGTCTACCCCTACACGCTCACTGACCTGACGCGCGCCAACCCCGGCACGTCGTTCCCGCGTGACATGACAGGCTTCGACGGCAGCGACTGGTATTGCTACCCGGTGCAGGACACGACGCCGCCGGAGGCCACTGGCATGGTGGCGCAGCGCATTGCGCCCGAACTGGTGGACGGCGTGTGGCAGGAACGCTGGGCACTTACCCCGTATACGCAGCAGGACATTGACCAGCAGTGGGGTGCTGTCCGAGGCGACCGCAACGCACGCCTCGCAGCCTGCGACTGGACGCAGGTAGCCGACGCACCTGTTGACCAAGTAGCATGGGCTGTTTACCGGCAGGCGTTGAGGAATGTCCCGACGCAAACCGATCCGTTCAACATCGTGTGGCCCGAGCAGCCATGAACGCCGCACTGTCATTGCCGCCGCACCGATCTTCGGCTATGGTCCGCCGCGCTAACGGAGGAATATTCTAATGGCGGCCAGTGGCTTTACGCCCATTCAGCTATACCGCACATCCACGGCGAGCGCAGTCCCGCTTGCTGCTAATCTCGCGACAGGTGAGCTGGCGATCAACACGGCCGACGTGGCGCTGTTCGCGGAGAACTCGGCAGGCACCGTCAAGCGGATCATGAACAACGCGGCCGGCTTACTGTACCCCATAGCGGACGGCACAGCGGGCCAAGTCATCTCCACAAACGGTTCGGGCGTTTTGTCTTTTGCCGCTGGATCCACTGGCACGGTGACAAGCGTTGCCCTCTCTGGAGGCACGACGGGCCTTACCGTAAGCGGCTCTCCCATTACTACGTCTGGCACTATCACACTTGCAGGCACTTTAGCAGTGGCCAACGGCGGCACCGGGATAACATCGTTTGGCACAGGCGTAGCTACATTCCTTGGCACCCCGTCATCTGCAAACTTAGCTGCCGCTGTCACGGGTGAGACTGGCACGGGGGCGCTGGTGTTTGCCACAAGCCCCGCCTTGGTAACTCCGGTTCTCGGCACTCCCACGTCAGGGACGTTGAGCAACTGCACAGTCGATGGCACAACCTCTGTTGGTTTTAGAACCATCCCGCAGAACAGCCAGAGTGCAAATTACACGCTAGTCTTAGATGATTCCGGCAGGCACATATTTCATCCGGCAGCAGACAACAATGCCAGAACATTTACGATCCCCGCCAACAGCAGCGTTGCCTTTCCGGTTGGTGCGGCAGTCACGTTTATCAACATGTCGGTGGCAAGCGTTACGATTGCTATCACGACAGACACCCTAACCTTGTCCTCCGCAGGCACCTCTGGATCACGCACCTTGGCCACAAACGGGTCGGCTACCTGCATTAAGATCACGTCTACTCAATGGTTGATTTCAGGCAGTGGCTTGACATGAGCGGCGCACAACAAGCCGTATACATGAACCATCGGTCATTTGCATCAGGGTCGCAAGAGTATATCGCCGTGGCGCATATCTCCAGCCCCTTTATCACGGCGTATCCGTGGTCTGGTAGCGGCTTCGGTACCAAGTTTGCTGATCCGGCAACGTTGCCGTCTGGACAGGGCAATGGCGTTGCCTTTTCACCTTTGGGCAGTGCTATTGCTGCAGCGCATATCTCCAGCCCCTTTATCACGGCGTATCCGTGGTCTGGTAGCGGTTTTGGAACCAAGTTTGCTGATCCGGCAACGTTGCCGCCAGCAACCGGACGCGGAGTTGCCTTCTCTCCTTCTGGCAACGCTATTGCCGTGGCGCATAGCACCAGCCCCTTTATCACCGCTTATCCTTGGTCTGGCAGTGGTTTTGGAACCAAGTTTGCTGATCCGGCAACGTTGCCGCCAGCTATTGGCTATGCTGTAGCATTTTCCCCTTCTGGAGATGCTATTGCCGTGGCACATAACACATCGCCGTCGATTGCCGCATACCCTTGGTCTGGCAGCGGCTTCGGTACCAAGTTTGCTAATCCAGCAACGTTGCCGGTTGGCACTGGAGCAAGTGTAGCTTTTTCTCCTTCTGGAGATGCTATCGCCGTGGCGCATACCACCACTCCTTACATCACCGCTTACCCTTGGTCTGGCAGTGGTTTTGGAACCAAGTTTGCTAATCCGACAACGTTGCCGTCTGGCAGTGGAGCAAGTGTAGCTTTTTCTCCTTCTGGAGATGCTATTGCCGTGGGGCATACCACCACTCCTTACATCACCGCTTACCCTTGGTCTGGCAGTGGCTTCGGTACCAAGTTTGCTGATCCGGCAACGTTGCCGTCTGGCAGTGGCAATGGCGTTGCCTTTTCTCCTTCTGGTAATGCTATTGCCGTAGGACACGGCACCACTCCTTACATCACCGCTTACCCTTGGTCTGGCAGTGGTTTTGGAACCAAGTTTGCCGACCCGGCAACGTTGCCGTCTGGACAGGGCAATGGCGTTGCTTTCACACAGGTGTAACCACATGAACAAAACCGAAATCCTGACCGCCGCGCTTGAGCATCGCAATGTCGAGGTCTTTCAGCATCAGATCAACATCGACAACTACACGCTGGCTATCGCTGAGATTGACGCCAACTACGCGGACGACACGGCTATTCAAGAGTTCCGCGCTCGTCTCGCTGATCTTTTGGCATCGTCGATTGTCGAACAGCGCAAGGAAATCATCATGCGTGATGTCATGGCCAAGCAACTGGGGGCTAATTGATGTTCTACTACCTAAATCCCCCCGGCGGTGTGGCAGTGTATCCCTACACCCCGACCGATATGCGCCTTGCCAACCCCGGCGCCGGGCTTCCTGTGGACATCGCCGACACCGCCGTCATCAACCCGTGACAAAGCGGTAGCCTCTGTGCTATCAGGGCTATAGCAAACTAGCATAGTGAGGGGCTCCCTTGGCTAACGTCAAAATCACCGACCTTACAGCGGCGACCACGCCCCTTGCTGGTACTGAGCTTCTGGAAATTGTTCAGAGCGGTACTAGCCGCAAGGTTGCCGCCTCTAACATCGCGGCGGCTGCCACGAACGTCCGCACTGTCGCCACAGGTGGCACCGGCGCCTCGACTCTGACAGGCGTGGTCAAGGGCAACGGCACGTCGGCCTTCACTGCCGGCACTGTCTCGCTGACGACTGAGGTTTCAGGCACGCTGCCAGTCGCGAGCGGCGGCACGGGCGCGGCGACGCTCACGGGCTACGTTAAGGGCAACGGCACGTCAGCTATGACGGCAGCTGCAACTGTGCCATTCGGGGACATATCTGGCCGCGCTTTTGCCCAGCCGTCTAGCCTAGCGGATCAGACTGGCAACGTGTCTGCGGCGACCGCCGTGACGTTTAATACTGACCTGACCGGTACGGGTATCAGCGTCGTTGCCAGCACGCAGATTACGTTTACGGCTGCCGGGACGTACATGCTTGCGCCATCAATTCAGCTTGCTAATTCAACCGCGATTGATCACGATGCTACCTTGTGGTTCCGTAAAAATGGCACAAACATTGAGAACTCCTCCACAGTTATTACCGTGCCAAAAACTGGCGATGGCGGAACCGCTGTTTTTAGCTTGAGCTTTTTTGACACAGTGACGGCGGGGCAATACATTGAAATAATGTGGCTGCCCGAAAACGTTGGCGTCACGATTGATTTTCTTGCAGCAGGCGCAATTGCCCCCGCAATTCCGTCAGTCCTTCTGCCTGTGATGCTGATCGCCTGATGATCGAAGAGCTTGTCTCTCGCGTTTTTTACGCACGCAACCTGACTCATTTCGAGCATTGGCGGGCCAAGGGCGAAGGCAGCTTTGCCAAGCATATGGCGCTGGGCGAGTTCTATGACGGCGTCATTGATGCAGTCGATCCGCTCGTCGAGGCGTATCAGGGGGCATTCGCGCTGATCGGAGCAATCCCGGCGCCGAAGCAGATTCTCAGTGACAGCCTGAAGTGCCTTGAGGCTGACGCCAATTGGATCGAAGAGAACCACGAAAAGATCTGCAAAGGCAATCGCGCTGTTGCCAATCTTATAGATACCCTCACAGCGGTGTATCTCTCGGCGATCTACAAGCTGCGAAACCTTAGGTAACGGAACCCGACATGGCTGAAATTGATGAGACAAAAGCACGCCTCCAGACGCACGAAGAAGTTTGTGCCCTGCGTTACGACGGCCTGTGTGCGCGGCTGAAACGCCTTGAGGGCGTCGGCATGGGTGTTGCCGGGTTCATCATCGCGATGCTGCTGACTATCATCCTGAAGATGGGGTGATGAGCATCGTCCTCGGACCTCGCTCGCTGTCCCGCCTACAGGACGTTCACCCTGATTTGGTGCGCGTCGTTAAGCGGGCTGCGGCGATCTCTGATTTGGATTTTACCGTTCTAGAGGGACTGCGGACGTTAGAGCGTCAGAAGGCTTTGCTCAAGAACGGTGCCACCAAGACACTGAACTCGCGTCACCTGACTGGTCACGCCGTAGATCTTGCGCCCATGATTGGCGGGAGTGTCTCTTGGGATTGGCCACTGTATCATCGGCTGGCCAAGATTATAAAGGCAGCTGCAACGGCTGAGAATGTCCCGCTCGTTTGGGGCGGCGGCTGGCGGACTTTCAAAGATGGTCCACATTGGGAACTACCTTGGAAGCAATACCCGAAAGGAAGTTAATCATGTCCATCGTGCACTTCGCTCTGACGCGGCTCAAAGAGCCTTCGACCTACGCCGGCCTGTCCGGCCTCGCTCTTGCCTTTGGCATCTCCAGCGACCTGTACACCGCTGCATCTTCGGCTGTCGCGGCTATCGCTGGTCTGGTCGCCGTCGTCTTGGCTGAAAAAGCTAAATGATGAGATTCCTGTCGTCTCTGCTGGCTCTAATCGAACGGGCATTCGCCTACTTTGACCGTGAGAAACTTAAACAGCAGGGGCGGCAGGAAGCCATAAAGGAGGCGGAAGACAATGTGCAGCGCCAGATTGACATGGGCGAGGCGGCTGTCGCTGTGCCTGACCCTCTGCGCGATGAGCGGCTGCGCAACCGTTTCGACCGCTCCCGTAAATAGTTATTGCGCAATTGCCCAGCCACTCGGCTACGACTCCATCAAGGATTCGCCAGAGACGGTGGCCGCAATTGAAATTCACAACAGCAAATGGGTGTGCCTGTGCGAATTAGAATGCTCCGCTGGTATCGCGCCCTAAAAGTGGTATAAGGCTCACATCATGGCCACAGCGATGACCTACAGCAGTTTGCTAAATGACCTCCGGAACTATCTGGAGCGCGGAGCAACGCTCGCTACGGATCCTTCGGTTTATGTCCAGCTTCCCAGCTTGATTGGCCTCGCTGAGCGTCGCCTCGCACGCGAACTAAAGGTTCAGGGCACTGTCAACGTCGTCTCGTCGACTATGACACAGGGGGAAGCAACCTACCCCAAGCCGGATCGTTGGCGCGAAACCGTCAGTATCCGCGTTGGCACAGGCACCGGCTACAACATCACGCAGGAGGTCTTCCCGCGCGCGTATGAGTATATGCGCCAGTACTGGCCAAACCAGACGCTGACCGGGACGCCGCGCTTTTACGCTGACTACGACTATCAGCACTGGTTCTTTGCCCCGACGCCAAGCGCCGCGTTCCCCTACGAACTTATCTACTACGAGCTCCCGCCGCTGCTGGGCGATGATCTGCAGACCAACTGGTTCACTGAGTACGCGCCGAACGCGCTGCTCTATGCATCGCTTTTGGAGGCCGCTCCGTTTCTCAAGAACGAAGAAATCATCCCGATCTGGCAGAGCTTCTATGACCGTGCTATCGCTTCGCTCAACGGCGAAGACATCCGCCAGATTGCTGATCGTGGCATCATCCGCAGGGAGGATTAACAGGTGCCCAGTTTTACAGCCACCTTTGGCGGAACAAACATTTACGCTGCGAATGTCAGCTATCGCGCCATCGCGCTAACTGCCGACGTTACGCTGACGTGGCCGACGGAGGTTGCCACTGGCACCAACGTCGTCGCGTCCATAATGGATGTTACGCCGTCCGCGGGCAGTTTCACGATTCGCATGCCGGATGCGTCGCAGGCATCAGTCGGCGAGACGGCGTTGTTTTTCAACCCCGGAGCTTTCACATTCATCGTTGCCGATAATGGCGGCAACACTATTGTCTCTGTGGCAGCCGGCCAGAGTTGGCAGATTTATCTGACGAGCAATGCCACGGTCAATGGGACTTGGCGCGCTCTAGCTTACGGCGTTGGGTCTTCCGCGGTCAACGCGGCGTCTCTCGCGGGACTTGGCGTCAAGGCAATTGGCACCACGCTTAATCAGTCGATAGCAGTTGCTCCGCTGAACGCGAATTTTTCAATTGGAAACAGCGACCGATCCACAATGCTTCTGTGGATTGGCGGCGCCGGAACATTGACGCTGCCGTCCGCCGCCACCGTTGGTAACGACTGGTTCTGTCAGATTCGCAACGGCGGAACTGGCGCTATTACCATTCAAACTTCCGGCGGCGAAACCATTGACGACGGCGCTACTCTAATAATGAACCCGGGCAGCAGCGCCTTCTTTGTTTGCGACGGCTCTGACTTTTACACACTTGGTCTTGGCCAGCCATCTGAGTTTACGTTCGATTACGTTGCCATCAGTTTGACCGGGCAGACGAGCCCGTATACCCTGTCCGGCGCTGAGCTTAACCGCATCGCCTATCAGTTCAGCGGAACGCTGCTGGCCAATATGGTGATTATCGTCCCCACTACGGTTCAGCAATACTGGGTGGATAACAGCACAACCGGCACATACACGCTTACTGTAAAGACGGCGGCTGGTACCGGCGTTTCAATTACGCAGAGCGCGCGGCAAATCCTATACTGTGATGGGACCAACGTTGTTTCCGCTGACACTGGCGGCATTGGTATTCCCTTGACAGTTGCTCAGGGCGGCACCGGCTCAACGACGGCAAACGGCGCGTTGGTCAACCTTGGCGGGACATCTCTTGGGATTTCGCTGTTCACCGCTGCCGGAACCAGCAATGTCTGGGCGGCATTGGGGCCGGCTCCATCCGGCACTGTTGACGGTGGTGTCTTTTAATGCTCGTCCCCGTCAACGTCAGGTCGGAGGCCGGCATCAAGCGCGACGGCACAAAGTTCGAGGGGAACTTTTACGTCGACGGGCAGTGGGTCCGGTTTCAGCGTGGGCTTCCGCGTAAGATGGGCGGCTATCGGCAAATCAGCAATTTCGTTGAAGGGATTGTGCGCCAGTTTCACCTGCAGGCGCAGAACAATTTTACATACACGCATATGGGTTACGGCGCAGGCATTCAGCGCATGACCATCAACAGCGCCGGCAACGCGAGCTCCGTGACGAATCGAACGCCAGCGAGTTACGTCGGCGGCGATGGGTTCATGTGGCAGTTCGATGCGCTCTATGACGGCGCTGGGAGCGCTACGGCACTGATCGCCCACGCCGCAAATTCGGCAAATGACATTTCAACGGATGGCGTCTTACCGGCTTACATCGGCATTATAGACGGCACGGCCCCGCTGACGCCGATCTCGACCGCAGGCGTGTCTGGCGGCGTGGTGGTGCTGCATCCGTATCTGTTTATGTTTTCCTCGAACGGCTTCGTAAAGTGGTCTGACGCGAACGACCCCACGAATTTCACGACCGGCGACGCGGGCGATGCCTTCATTTCGTCCTCGAAGATCGTCAAGGGATTACCGCTGCGTGGCGGTGGTCAGAACCCAGCCGGCCTGCTGTGGACACTCGATAGCCTGATTCGCGTTTACTACACGGGCGGCACTGACGTATTTGGCTTTGACACGATCAGTTCGTCTTTGTCGATCATCGCGGTTAACAGCGTGATTGAGTATGATGGGATCTACTTCTGGGTCGGTGATGGCCGCTTCATGATGTACAACGGCGTCGTCCGCGAAGTTCCCAACAACATGAACATCAACTACTTCTTTGACGGGCTGAACCAGCCATACGCGAACAAGATTTTTGCTTACAAGGTCCCGCGCTTTGGCGAGATCTGGTGGTGCTACCCGCGCGGTGAGGCGACGGAATGCACGCATGCGGTGATCTATAACTTCCGCGAGAACACGTGGTATGACACGGAATTGCCAAACTCCGGGCGCTCGGCTGGCATCTATTCGGGATCCCTGAACGAGCCGATTCTCGCCGGCATTGATCCGATTAGCCCCGGAGTCCCGGACATTCGCATTACGGAAGATGACAACACCCGCATCACGGAGGACAATCAGATCCGCGTCGTGAGCAATGGCCCTACGCTTTTTAAGATTTGGCAGCACGAGTTTGGCGTGGACGAGATTGACGGCGCCCAGATCAATGCAGTCGAGAGCTTCTTTGAGACGGGTGACATTGCGCTGGTCATCTCGGACCCCCCGAAGAACAGGTCGATTCATGTTGAGATGATGGAGCCTGACTTCGTGCAATCCGGGGATATGACGGTTCAGATTACAGGCCGTATCAACGCCCGGGCCCCCGAGATCAGCGGGCCTCTGCGGACGTTCCCGGCTGTGCCTGCTGAAAAGTATGAACAGCAGGTGTTCTTCAAGGAGCAGCGCCGCGAACTGCGCTTCCGCTTTGCGTCGAATACGGTGGGCGGCAGCTACCAGATGGGGCAGGTGATCGTGCACATCGAAGCAGCCGACGGGCGGTATCAGAGCTAACATGGCAAAGATTGTCACAACCACGATTGACCCGCGTATCGTCGATAACGTGGTGGAGTGGGCGGATTTCATGTTCCCCTCTATCGAGGACTTTGGCGTGGCCGTGCGGCTAATGGACGAAAGGGATTGGAAAACTTGGGCCTCTGGGCTATCAACTATATCGACACTCGCATCTCTGGGTGTTCCGAATGCGTATCAGTTTGACGATTGGCGCGAATGGGCGATGCGTTTTAACGATGTAATTAGTCAGGGGTCGTAGCGCGATGGCTTCACGTTTTTACAGCGAGCAAGAGCCGCAGCTATACGACGATCAGGTCGGTAACTTCTATTACGACCCGAATACGGAAGAGTTCGTTGACGGCAATGCCGCCGCTCCCCCTGTGAACGCCGCTCCCCCCGCAAGCACCGATAATGTCGTGTCCGGTATTGGCACTCCTGAGGCGACAACTGCGGCGACATATTCTACGTCAAAGCCCGCAGACCAAGCTGGATCCACGCCTTATACATTGTCGCCCGAGCAGATCGCAAACATTCAAAACAGTGCGTCATTGAGTGCGGGTTCCGGCATAGGTGGCCTTGCGTCGCTTCAGCAGGGCACGCTCAGCCCGGGCGACCCGCTGTATGAATATGCTAAAACGGCGCCTGTTCTGACTCTTACTGGCAACAGATCATACGAAACACTGAATTTTCAGCCGATCCCCGGAGAGATGTACCGGCTCGTAATAAATGGTGAGGAGGTTGGTCGCTCCAACACGGCTGATGGAGTTGCGCGATTAGTCACTGCCGCGAATCAAATTTCACAGGAGGGCGGCGCCAACACGGATCTTCGCTTACAGACAGAAGTAAGCGCGATGGTCAATGGCCAGCCGCAGAACGTATTCGCTGACAGATTTGTCAATTCTCCAAATTTAACAGCAGGCAAGATTGCCGAAATTGCGGTTCCGCTTGCGCTCGCGGCTATAGGCGCCGTCTACCTTGGGCCGGTCATTGCAGCTTCCGCTGCGGGGAAAGCTACAGCCCTTGGTCTCGCCGCAGGTGCTGGGTTAGGAAACACGGCTGGCAGTCTTATAGTGGGTAAGCCGCTTGATGAGGCGATTATCAGCGGCCTCACTACAGGGGCAACTGTTTTTGGCGGCGCTGGTCTAGGGCCTCTTATCGGCGCGGGTTCTGTTGGCGTCGGAGCGGGCGCCGCCGGAGCAAACCTTGCTGCCAACCTCGCTCAAGGGAAGTCGATAGAAGCCTCGCTTAAATCAGCCGCCATTGCAGGGGTTGCTGCCGGCGTGATGCACGCGGCACTAAAGGGGGGCTCTTCAAGCTCTGGCAGCAAGGGCGAAATCGCAGCGGCTAAAGCACTCGGGGTTGATTCCGCTCCGGGGTGGAATATGAGCGATGCTGGCGTTCTTACCGGCCCGGAGGGTTTCGCAGTTCCGCTTGCGGCTGCCAAGGCTGCCCTCACTAGCGTGCCTTTGGCAGGGGTAGAGCAGGCGATTATTGTTACCGCTCAAAACCTTGGGGGCGCTACGGGCGGCGCTATTGCCAGCGGCGCCGGGAATGCGATTGCTGACGCATTTAGTAATGTAAGCCAAAGTGAAGTTGATGAAATAGCAAGATCCACCGAAGAGAAGCTGACCAGACCAGAAATAGCCGCTAAAGAAGCCGGCTTGCCAGATGGCTATGAACTACTAACAAAGGGGCCTGATCGCGGATTTGTTTACGACTCAAACGGTGATCTTGTTAGTGAAAACTGGTTTAAATTAAGTTCTTCAGCAAAGGCTGCGTTTGCAGCTAAAGCTACCTCGGCAGCAGGCGCGACCACGGCTGGGACTCCTCCGCCGGCTACGACTACCGCTGGCACGACTACGTCTGGTATTACCGTTACTGGCGGCGGTGTCGATGGCGGTAGTACAATTGCCGGCATAGGCGGTATTGCTGGCACTGGCGGCACCACTACGGGCGGCACCACTACGGGCGGCACCAATGCGGGCACCATTGTCGTGCCCGGCACTGCTGCTGGCGGAACTAACACTGGCACGGCGTCTGTTCTTGTGGGCGGGATCGGTGGCCCCACTGCCGGCGGCACCATCGTCGTGCCCGGCACACCAACGCCACCCGCTGGTGACAATAATCCACCCATCGTACCGCCCGGCGGCACCATCGTCGTGCCCGGCACACCAACGCCACCCGCGTCGCCACGCA